ATATCGTCTTGTGTTGATGTATCTCCAATAGTTGTTTCAGTTCCAAAAAATACTAAGTGTCTATCGGGAGTAGATACTAACATATGTCTTGATGCAGTTGGTGCACCACTTATTATTGTAGCTCTGTTATTTGTTGCATCTGCTGCTGCAGAGTTCCATTCAAAAACAGCGCTGTCATGAATTAAACAAATTGCTTTGTCACCAAAATTATCTAATGACCACATCCCAGGGTCAACAACCAAGTCACCTGATGCTGCTTCTCCCCATGCAACATAATCAGAAGTGTCAGTAATTGTTACACCATCACTATGAGATGCAGCTGTAGTTCCTCTAACTCCTCTTGTAACTCCTGTTAAAGTATTAGTTGATACACCTGTGTAAGAAATTTCTTCTGTTCCTATTAAAATAAAGTTTGTACCTGTGCTTGGAAATTGAGAAGCGTCTGCTAAAATAACTGTAGTTGTAGAAGCGTCTATATCACCATTTAAAGTAGTTGAAAAAGCTCCTACTTCTTCACCACCCCAAGTGCCTAGACCATAACCAAAACCTTTTGCTTGCACAGCTGGACCCACTGTATAATAATGTTGTACTCTTATACCTCCAGAAGTAGTTGCACCAGACCCTGTTTCATTAGAAGGCATTGTAATAGTAATTGTTGTACTGTTAGGTACAGAAGTTACCATAAATTTTTTATCGTCAAAGTCAGAAGCTGTATAGTTAGAGTTTGTAATTGCACTAAAATTATCTAATAAAACTATATCATCTTCTTCAATATTGTGGTCTCCACTAAAAGTTATAGTAACAGTTGGTGATCCGTTGGTCGTGCTGAATGCATTTGAAAGCGTTGTTGTAGATTTAATAGGATGTATGTCATAATAAACACCACCAGAAAAAGCATATAAAATTCTATTAGTTCCTATAATAGAGTATTTTCTACCTAAACTATTTATAAAATGATGTAGTCCTCTACCTGCTCCAGTTAAATTACTTTCACCTAACTGCTTCCAACCACCTATTTTTTCAGGTGTGCCATATCTAAACCTAACATTATCACAGTCGACCCATTGACCTTCTGCTCCTGTTGGTGTTATTTGTTTATTGATACCTGGCTGAAATCCAATTTTTTGTAACATATATGTCCTAATTTAAAGGTAGCTTATACCATATTAAACCACCCAGTTGCAATATACTTTTCTTGGGTTGGAGAAGGTATACCTCTGTGAGTGTATGTAAAATCTGCTGGCCAAATAAGGGATAAACCTTTTTTAGGTTTAATTTTAACTTTTTGAAAATGAAACTCTGTTTCTCCTTGATCTTCTACGTCATTTAAATAAGTCATAAACACAAGTGTTCTTGTAATTATATGACCATGTGTGTCGGCTCTTTCAAAATGCCAATTTTTATATCCCCCACCTGGAGGATAATACTGAATATTAAAACCTTCTTTTGTAAAAAGATTTAAACTCATATTAGAAGGTTCTGGAAATTTATATGTTTTAAAGTATTTAAATAAACCTTCACCTATTTCATTAAAGTAAAAACCTATGTTGGGATTATTACTACTAGGATATACATTAACATCTATAGAATCTTTTAGGGTTTTATCTACTTTTTTATGTGAATTAAATCCTTCGTGTTTGTATTCTTGATTTGATTTATGATAATCAATTAGTCTGTCACAAAGGTCTTCATTTATATTAAATTCATATATAAAATTATCCACGTTTATAATCCGAAGGTAATCCTAAATGTGGTCGTCCATCATATTTATTTTTATCACCTTGTGTTTCAACATTATTATAATGTAAAAATACTTGACCACAATTATTACCTTCAAATTTATCTCTCCAATGTTCTAGCACACAACCAGAGTAAACTAACATATCACCTGGATTTAAATCTACTTTTATTCCAGGATTTGTACTTGTAAATGTGCAACCATTTTTATCTGGTATGCCGACATTTTTATTTGGTTCTAAAAATATTGGCCAAGGATCTCCTCCCAAATTCATTGTTGTAGATATTTCACATGACATTCTATCTTTGTGTCTTTCTAAGACATCATTTTTTTTATAAATTCTTGCATAAGAATAAGTAGGACATAAGTTTAATCCAGTTTTTTCTTCCATAACTGGTTTTACTTTTTCTAATAAAGTTTCCATTAGAATATCGCTATAGTTAGAATAAGTTTCTAATACTTGTGGGTCATTCCAAACACCTAACATAGTTTCAAAAGGTGGTATAAAGTTATCATCAAATAAAGTTCTAGCTACTTTTCTTTTTAAGATTAAATAATTGTAAGCAAACTCTGCCAATTCTTTAGGTATAGCATTTTTAATTACGGTGTATTTTTTAATTTTAAAATCTGACATCAAAATCTTTAAATTTATTTATTATACTTTCAGGTAAAATATCTTCTACCACAGTTTTACTTTCCTGTATACCGTTTGTATCAAGTGTGTGAAAAACACCAGACAACATAGAATCGTCATATGTTATTCCATTAATACTAAATTGTTTTATATTGTTATAATCAGGTTTGACAAAATTTATTTTTAAAAAACTACATACTTTTTTTAACTGTACATCTGGTTCATTAACTAAATCTTTATAATTAATTAAAACATAATTTTGTTTTGTTTTTACTATATTTTCAATAGAAATTAAATTATCCATAATAACTGAAGCATGTTGTCCTTGAATTATTTTATAACAATAATTTTCTACATCATCTGGTTTATCTTTTATAACAAAAGAAGAAAGAACTTCTAAAAAAGGTCTATATAAAATAACATATTTTCTATCTTTAATTACATCTTGTAAAAACAAATGATACTCAGGGTGACCCCAAGGTGCTCTATCTAAAATGTTTTTACAGTTATAGTGTTTATAATAATTATTAAAAAAATTATCTACAACATTATCTATACCTTTATAATCTGGAAAATTTTTAAACAATTGTTCATGTTTAATGTTTATTATGTTTCTTAATAATAAAGCATTAAGACTATTGGGACTAACTTTAATATTTGGATTTTGATTCATTAAAGAACCAAACAAAGTATTTCCTGCTCTAGGCATTCCTGTTAAAAAATAAATATTCATTTCCAAGGATTACCACAAGTCCATAACACTAATGAATGTCTTATTCCTTCTGTTACAGGTTTAACTCTGTGGTATGTATCAGAAGGAAAAATAACTATAGATCCTTTTGGTTGCACTTCTTTACATATTTGAGTGTAGGTATCTCCATTTGCATCATCGTTAAGTTTAAATTCAAACTCACCACCTTTATAATCTTTAGGGTCTGATAAAGAACAAGTCATTGAAAGTTTTCTTATTTTACCTTTTAATTCAGGTACTTCTTTATCACCATAAGGTTCTTTCCAACTATCACAATGCCAATCATAAAATTGATTAAGTTTATATTTTGTAAATTGAGCAGCTTCGGAATAACTCCATTCAAAATTCCAACCTGAATTATGATTAGCTACTCTAACATAATGATGTAAATATCTGTAAAGCCATCTTTCACTTAACCAAACAATATTTGAATCTCTTCTTTTTTTAAGATTTAATAAATCTTCTTCTTTTAAATCTTCTTCTTTATGTATTACTTGTGAATGTTTACTTTTTGTTGCATCTCTTTGTAAACCACCTGTTATACCCACCTGTTCTTTTTTAGAACTACCAAACTTAACAAGTTTATCACAAAAATGATCTGGTAATGCTTTAGTAAAATACCAATAGTTATCTTTAAAATTCATGTCTTTATGACACTTTTATATATTATTGAAAAAATATGTCTAGGTTAACTTGGCCACTCGCCTGCTTTAACTGATGCAAATTGAGTTTGTAAAGACCATACTCCCGGTGCTGCAGCTGGTTCTATAAAAGCAACTCTACCATCGGCCCCGCCTTTTCCATTTGGATTATTGGATCCTCCACCGCCGCCTGATCCTGCAACAGCTCCTGGTGCATTTCTCATTCCTGGTGATCCACCTCCGGGTCCAGGTGATCCACCACCTACACCGCCTTCACCTCTAGCACTTGGTGGGTATGGGGGAGAAGGTGCACCACCGCCTCCACCACCAAAAAATCCGTCTTGACTTGAAGGTGTAATGTACCAAGGTTGTGTAGGTCCAAAAACAGGTCTAACATCTAAACCATTTCCACCATTTCCACCACCATAGTTTCCGCCTCCTGGTCCAGCAGAAGTTCCAGCAGTACCGGCACCACCTCCGCCATTTCCTCCAACGTTTCCTGGAGGAGAAGCAGAAGGTAAAAAACCACCTTTATTACCGTGACCAAAAGTTCCTGAGTTACCTGGTTCACCTGGTTGACTTCCAGCTGCAGGATCTGGTCCTACGCTACTACCTGATTGAGGGCCTGCACTTCCACCGGAAGAACCTCCGGGACCGCCAGCACCTCTAGGTATATTTCCACCATCGCCACCACCTCTAGCTCTTAAAAATAAAGGAGTGCTTGGTGCAATACTTGTATCAGCTCCGGTAGCAGAAGAACCTCCGCCACCACCAATTGTAACAGCAACAGGTGTTCCACCACCAACAGCAAAATTAGGTGCGGGTACAAGAACTATACCTCCAGCTCCTCCACCACCACCTTTATTATTACTTGAATTTCCACCTCCACCTCCACCGGCAATTAATAAAACTCCCGCAGTTGAGGTAGTTGGTCTTGATGTAAAAGTTCCTGGACTTGTAAAAGTTGTAGTTAATGTTGTTATAACACTATTATCAACACCTATTACTCCACCGTTTCCTTTAGCCATTGTTAATCTCCCATTCTAAATTTGTTGAATTCCATATATAATTATTTTCTAACACACCATTAACATCTATAGTATAAGCAATCCATCTTTGATTTGACTCGTCCCAATCATAATTATATGGTTGTTCATAACTTACACCTAAAATTCCTGTTAAAGTTACACCAGTAGTAGTGGTAATTGGAAATGCAACAGGTGGTTGCCATCTCCCTGTAGTTGAATTTAATGTCCATGATTCATGAGGTTTTGACGGACTAAACCCGTCTATATCTACATGATATATGTATCCAATACCTGCATAATTTTTTCTATAAGCTTTGCTCTGATCTTTATCTTCTAATCCTGTTTCAGGATCAAAATATTTTCCCATACTTGTGTTGTATGATGTTTGTTTCCAAACACCTCCCTCAAAATTATCCGACACCCATTGTTCAGCTTCAGTAGATCTCTCTCCACCGTTATTAGCTACATCTTTATCATTTATAACAAGGACGTTTGTTACAATATTGTTTTCATCTAATTTTGCGTAATGTGCCATTACTATTCCCACTCCCATGTTGTTGTATTAAAATTAGAAAGTTCATGAATATTTTTAGGAATAAAACCATCATTGGAACTATCGTAAGTGCTTCCTTTATTTCCAAATTGTTTTCTAAAACTATAATCTTTTGCTGTCTGTTTCCAATAAGTGTCTGGATATTCGCTCCATCCTTCTTGTTCCATTAAAAAAGAATCATTAGGTATATTATTTGCAACCCACGTTTCTGCTTCTGCTGATAAATTACCACCATTTGCAGCAACATCTTCGTCTGCTATTCTTACTACTCTAATAACTTTATTATTATCTGTTCTTATTTCTGAAAAATCTGCCATATTTAATCTGCCCAAGTATTTGCTTTTCTATAAAAAATTACATCGTCCATACTCCATACTCCTGAACTAACATAAACTGAATCTGTTTCTCTTGTAACTACAATACCACTTCCACCAACTTTATTAGCATAAGCAGGGGGTCCTGCAGGAGGCGTAGTTCCAGCTCCTCCACCAGCTCCACCACCAAGTCCGTCTGTTCCAGGATTTCCAACGGGACCGCCATTAGCGCCACCACCAGATCCACCAGATCCAAAAAAGAAAGGTCCTGTTTGTGAATTACCAGCAGCTCCACCGCCGCCACCTGAATAAGTTACAGAAGCACCTGTAATTGAATTTGCTGTACCAGCTCCACCGTTTCCGGCTACTGAATTACCAGGAGCCCAAGTAACACTTTGTCCAACTGCTCCAGCTCCACCACCACCAGCAGCAAATGAATTAACTCCTGGACCGGGTTGACCGTCTGCATCAGTTCCTCCACCATTATTACCTTGAGGAGGACTTACAGGAGGGGTATTACCAGCTGTTTCTGGTTTACTACCATATAAATATTTTCCGGCTCCACCACCTGAACCACCAGCTTCACCAGCAGCTCCACCAGAAGAAGTTGTACAACCACCACCATAACCACCACCGGCTGATGTAATAGGTCCAAATACAGAATTTGAATCTGCACCTCCTACTGTGACAGGTGTTGATCCTGGAATAGTTAAAGAACTGCCGCCAGGGAAAGAAGTTCTATAACCTCCACCTCCGCCACCACCAGCGCCTACTACGTTGTCGTTAGGTAAATTTCCTGCTTGAGCACCGCCGCCACCACCTACTACTAAGTAGTCAACAGCTTTGGGTCCGTTATTTAAACTTACGTTAAAAGTTCCTGATGCTGTGAATGAAGTAATTTTATCTCCACCATTAGTAGATGAAAGAGTTGGTTCAACTACAGGTCCGATAATTCCGCCATTTGCCATAGCTAGTTACCTCCTAGTCGTCTAATACTTCGTATGAAATAAATAAATCTAAGTCAGACGCTGCACTAGCTCCACCTTTTAAAATATCACCTTCCATCATATAGATAGGGGTATCCGATACTACTAAAGTAGCTGCAGCCGGGACTGAAATAACTTTCGCTAAATAAACAGTTGCATCTGCTCCTGTTGGAGTAATACCTGCTGCGCCAGCTGTTGTTAGACCATCAATAAATAAATTAAATGTAGCAGCACTTGAACCATCAACATTTGCTACTGTAATTCTATTAACTTTTACAATTTTGTCTGCATCAACTGTCATTAAAGTGTCAGTTAATCCTGTTCCTAAATTCCAACCTAGGTTACCGCCTACGATTGTTGTTACATTTACTATATTTGGGTTTGCCATAATTTAATCCTTTTATCCAAAAACAATTGCCATTGCAATTGCTTTTCCTGTTGTTATACCAAAAGTTGATGTCGATGTAAACCCTAGAGTTCCAGCTCCATCTGTTGTTACTAAAGCTTGAGAAGCAGAGCCTACAGCTGCTGGTAGTGT